CTATCTTTTTAATAGATAAGCTATAGTGTCTTAATTAGAATTAAGTTTATATACTTGTCCCGGCTTGGGGGTCTACTATACCATACCTACCGTAATCAACGAAGTCGAATCTGAATGTAACTTCAATAGTGCTAAATTCGTTTGTTGAGTAATTCTTTTCTGAGAATCTTACGCTCTTTGGGAATACTCCATAAAGTTCTATACTGGCTACTGGGGTGGCACCTGTATCCATTTCAACAATTCTCATTACATGGCACTTGTTGCTTTTTACACCTGGTTTTGGATTTGGATTAGCTCTTCCAGTCAATGAGTTATGAGTTGTCTGGAACCAGTTCCATAGCGCAGTAGAAGTACTTTCTAGAAGAAGATTATCAAAGGTAATGGTAATTTCTTCTGGATTAAACTTTCCTGGATAGAATATCTTGTCATTGAGCCTATCTACTACGATTTCCTCTGTCATCGCTCCTATTGGGCTCACTTGTTTAGCGGCAAGAGTTATTCTAGATTCCCCTGGAGTGAAGGCAATTGGAAGACCATCAAAATGAACTTCAAATTGATAAGCTCTGATTGAATCCAGTCGAGTAGAAATCTGTGGGAGGTCCACTCCCGCCTTAAATTGTCTAATTGCATTTGATGAGAGGAAAGCAATGGGCTTGGTTACCATAATTTATTATCCGTTTATTGAGGCCGACTGGCTAGTTAGATTTACTTCAAATACTATGGTCTCAGCAGCCTTCGTTGGTTTGAGCTGTATTGAGCACCACATTTCATTTCTGTCTACTCTGATTGGAGTATTTGTTGAGCTATCGCATCTGACAGCGTAGTCAACAATAGCTCTTCTATTCTTTAGATCACTTAAGAAAGGATTGATTACTGATTGTACAGCAGCCCAAGTAATAGCATCGTTTGGTTCAAACTGGAATGGCTTTCCTAGTTGTAGCAGAACCTTTCTGATGAATATCATTAGTCTTCTTACGTTTACTCTATCAAGAGCAGTTGGCGTTCTCTGGGCTGTCTTCTGTCCGAAGATTACAATTCCAGTACCAAATTCCTTAGTTATTGGATTGATATTGTTTGAGTAAAGAGAATCCTTATCTCCCTGGTTTAGAACAGTTTCAGTATTCAATGGCTTGGTTAGTCTTCCTCTTGTGTATCCAGCAGGGGCAAACCAAGGCTCTGATACTGTATCCGTATATACCATCTGTCTGGCAGCAAAGATTGCTGGATCATACCATTGATCTGCACCAGCAAAGAAGTTGAATACTTGCACCCAAGGCCAATAAGCAGCAGCGTATGAGTTATTTATAGCAGCAGTTCTGGTTGTGCTTCTTCCGTTCATCCAGTCCGTAGCTTCTTGTACGTTATTTAATCCATATGGAGGAGAGACAACAGCCACGAAATTCTTTGATGCTTCTGCAATAGTTATTAGCTCATTCTGGACTCTCTGAGAAGTTATTCCTGGAATTAAAGCAATTGAAATTCCTAGACCATCATCATCGAGGGCATAGATTCCTCTCTTCTCAGCAGAATTTCCAATTATTGCTGTTTGATCAGCGGTTGATCCTATGAATGATTCTGAATCGACTGAGGTTGTTGAGTATCCGCTTCGACCATAATCAAAATCATAAGAACCTTCGACAAACTTTATGAATCTTGGGGTTGCTGACGTTGAGGTTGTGCCTTTATAATTTACTTTAGCAGTAAATCCTAACTTATTAGCAAACAATTCTGGTAGTTCATCACTAAGTGAGGTATTCAAAGCACTAGTTTGGGCTACATAGCCATAAACATATTCTGACTTATTGTTAATTTCATCACTTGTTAGTGTTGTACCTAAGAAGTTATTGCTATCTGGATCTAACTCTACTAGGAATGTTTCTCTTGTTGAACCATTACTATTTACTATTACTTGATCTCTTAATGATTTGCTATCAATTTCTATGGAAATTCCTTTAATTACACCATCGGAATCCTCCGTTAAGTTATAACCAGTCCCAGGATACTTTGAATTAAATACAACTACAAGTCCACTAGAGCCTGTAGTACTGAATGTTCCACCGCTAGCAATAACAGCAGACAATCCTCCATCAGCTACAAATGAATTTCCTGTTGAAGAACCATTTTCATCTACACCATTAAAAACAGCAGAGAAAGTTGAGTGGGCAGCAGAAGTCCAATATAATCCTAGCTTTGAATTTTCACCAGCAAATTTTGATACTACATAGACATTACTATCGCCATCTTCTATAGCAAATACTTTCTGATCACCAAGTTGGGTAGTTGCAAACTGAGATAGCAAAGCTTCTTCAAGTGTAGTAACATCGGTTGAACTAGCTAATTGTACAGAAGCACTGTAGCTATCCCCATCATTTGAAGTTACTGAATATACAATCGTGCTTGCATTAAATTGTGCCGAGCTTACAACTTTTATAGCTGGGCAGAATCCAAGAGTGGCTGTAGATGAAGCATTATCACTTTGAGACTCATCAGCCGCTCTTACAAAGTAAATTCTATTTGTAGCCTCTAAAATTTCTAAGGCACCCTCCAATCCTTGCCCTGGAATATCAGTGCTCGGCTTACCAAACACTTCAAGTAGCTGAGTCTGATTTGTGATTAGAATTGGTTGATCAACTGGACCTTTATCAGCAAATCCAACAATTCCGACTACGCTTGAGTCTACGTTTGGTGGATATAGTGAAAGGTCATTCTCAAGGATAACTACTGAAGGACTAGCGGGTAATGCCATAATTATTTACTCTCTTTTTACTTTGAGCCACTTGTTTTAGTTAATACAGTTTTGCTAGTACCAACAACAAGATTAGGGTCATTTATATTTAATTTATTAGGTACAGTAGTATCAACTATTTTTTTAATAATTTTAAACATTCTTCTCTTTAGAAGACTGTCTAAGCTTAGACTTTTATAATCATCTGGAACTTTTATCTTGGCCCCCGGCTTTACATAAATATTTATTAAGCCATTTGGGGCTAGAAAAGGAATATCAAATCCTTGTAAAGTTGTGTTTTGAACTAATATCATATAAATACCTATATTTATTTATGGTCTGTTTAAATACTTTTACCTTAAATTTTTAAAGTTATTTTAACTTAAAAGTTAATCTAACCATAGTTGTATTGCTTATTGTTGTTTGATTATCAGTCTTTAATACAAGTGTCCAATCTTTAGGGCTGCTCCCGCCTCCACTCCAACTTTCTCTGACATCACCAGTAATAAAATCTGATGATGTTCTAGTTACTCTTTAATTTTATCTATTAATATTACATCAGTATTAAATAATTTTATTCCTCCTGTGCTTTGGAATAAAAACTTTGGAGAGGGTAGATAGGTCTCTACCTTTATTGATATTGTCTTTTGTACAAGTCTATCTGAAGTATCAGATGCTTCTTGGCTATTAATATCAAATTCTGTAGTAATAAATGCTTTTGTAAAATCTGAATACTTAGTTTTTATTGCTAATCCAGGATTAAATAAATTAAATATAGAATATCTTATTTGATCTAAATCTGAGTTATACTTTGCCCATATATTTATTTGATAAGTAATATCAATAGCTCTTGGAGCAATACTTAAAACTCTTTTTGATCTATTCTCTTTTTCATCCCATATAGATTCATTAACTAATAAATTGGCTGTTCTTCTTCTAGTTATTGAATCTGCCGAACCAGTCTCATTTATTGTAATGAATGGAAGAACTAAATTATTATCTTTTAAAAACTTACCAGTAGGTCTATCAGTTTTTCCTGTTGAACAATGTATTTTTATCTTGTTGCCATTTCCATCTAATATAAAAATATTATTGAATATGTGAAGTAGTTTTTTTAGAGTTTCTCTATAGATATTATCTTTAACTGAGAAAAGTATTCTTTCAGTCATGGAAATAACTTCTTCTAAAATAGAAAATTTTGAAAATGTCATATTATTTCACTAATATCATTTGATTTTTCAAATTAATCATTATGAACTTCTTCATTGTCTCTTAATAGCTTGGCATAAACCATTAAATGATAAACTCCATATGATTCAAAACTCTCTTCCACAACCTGATAGACTTCAAACTTCATATTCTGGAATACGGTCTTTAATACATCACCTGGAATTATTATTCTTCCTACTCTTCTTTCTATGTAGGATTTATTTAATATAAATACTTGATCGTTTTGGACTTCGACTCCGAACTGGGTTAAGTTTTCTTCTAATGGTCTTGGATCATAATTTCCATAAACAATAATTGGCTCTCTTGATAATGGTTTATTATTAGATTCATTGTACACTTCATCATAATCTTCTGACTGCATATACTTGTAAACTAGAATTTCAGAACCAGATAACTTTATTATTTCATCATCAATTAAATTAAATAGACTTTTATCTGGATTATTTTTATCAAATAAAGAAAGCATCGAAGACTCATTTGAGTCTTGAATAGTTAATGGAGGAGTTGTTACTTTAAATTTTTCCATTAGCCTATGTCAAATAAAGGTGGATTCTCTATCTCCATGACGAGTTCCTCTAACAACAAAGCTTTTTCTTCTTTTGATTCTTGTAGTAAAACTTGTCCGTCTAATCTAGTTCCACCACCTGGACCTGGAAGAGTTTCATACTTTGATCTAGCTCTTCCAAGAATTTCTTTTGATACGGCAAGTGAATATCTTTGCAACCAGTTCTTGTAGGCTGGATGAATAGTATTTCCGTCTAAACCTCTAAACTCTAGAATAACTTCATCAACAGAGTCTGGTGTTGGATATAGTTGCAAATACTTATTATTAATTATATTCCAAGTTGTGCCTCTTCCTAAAACTTTATTAATTTGCTTAAGATACATTTGCATTATCAAATACTGGCTAACATTATAGTTATTAAATAATCCAGTATTTGTGAAGAACATAATAGCAAAATCATATTCTAATGATCCTGGGGTCGCTCCAAGGCTGAATAATTGTTTCTTATACCAAACATCGGCCAAGTTATTAATAACGGCTGGTGGAAGCTCGTAGAGGTTTATATTGGCAGACGTATTGAATACAGCATATTGATTCATCCAATGAGGAGCATGATACTCTAATTTAGATATTGCTTCATCAATACAGGTTTGTATTTGAAAATCAGTTAGTTCAACTCTAACTGTTGGGTGTCCAAGCCTAGCCAGAATAAAATCCTTAATTGTTTGATCAAAGGATTTAAATTCATTAACATCCTTAAAATTTAAGTTATTTAATTCTGTAGTGTTAGGGATAGGATTTTTATAATCCTTTAGCCTAGATCCAGAGTAAGATCCGTAAGAGGACCCATATTGAGTTACGGTTGGAATCCCTATCATATTAACCTTTTATATGGTATTTACTCTGTAAAAAAGAAAAAGGGTCGGTTTAAACCGACCCTTCTTCATTTAAACCATTAAGCTAGGATCAGTAGCTTCCGGTATAACCGTTAGTGGTTGTGTTTCTGAAGATCTCTTTCGTTATGAAATCAGATCCAGCACCGATGAGTCTGATGACTCTGTAGAATCTTGAGGCTGGCTGGATAGCGACCTTGCCGTATCTCGTTAAGATACCCTTTCTTGGCTGGAAGGTCTCTGGATCCGTTACAGTCTCTAGGCTCATGATTGGGACGTATGGGCAGTAGAAGAAGCCCGCATCCATTGGACCATTGCCCTTGTAGCCAACTATGATCTCGTCCTCTGGGAACATTGGATCGACAATCATATCGTACTTGCCTAGGAACTTACCAACATAAGCAACACTGTTTCCAGCGACGTTAGTTGGGGCACCCTCTTTTGGTAGGCCACCTTCTAGCTTGGCGGCTGACTCTAGTAGTGAGGCAATCAGTGGTGACGTTATTAGTGTCGTTCCTGGACCTCTTAGAGTGGTCTTGTAGATATCGTTGCTAGCGAAATTGATTAACGCTAGGACGTTTGAATACAGATGACCAAGGTGCTGTGGAGCAAAAGTGGTTGCAGTGGACTGGAATCTTCCAAGATCCATTACATAGACATTTGATCCAAAGGCATCTGGCCCACCATTAGTAGCATAACCCTTCTCAGTGGTTAGTGTGGTAAATCCATCAGCAGACCAGTCGTAATCGTAAGCTCCTGGATTAAAAGATCCACCTGGAGTTAATGAGCCACCTGACCCACCTTGAGTCGAGCCGCCCATCTCTGGGAACGCATCTGCTCCACCATTGAATAGTGACTTGAGATACCATCCGCCGAATGGATTACCTCCCTGAGCACCGATTCCATAGGCAATCATTCTGATGTCCTCGATTAGCTCTCTATCTATTTCGAGATTCATTTCCTTTGATAGAAGTTCAGTTAACTCAGACTCCATATCTACATTGTGATACGCCTTTAGATCCTGAGCAGCCTCTAGGGTCCAGAGGGCTCTCATCTTTCTTTCTCTGGCCTGTACAGTCTGCTTCTGAATGTGTAACGTAACCTCTGGAATTCCTGAGGATCTTAGTCTTTCAGCGGCTGATACGTTCCAACCTAGAGTGGTTGTGGTTGTAGGCCAAGAGGCTAGCTTACCGCCCATCGTTGTGCTTGGTGAGCCTCTTGTTCCGCTTAGGACGTTTGAAAGATCGAATCCTCCAGTAACATTAGCATTTAGTAGTGGAGTACCAGTAGCCCAGAGTCCATTACCGTCGTGTGACCATGTTCCATTAGATCCTGAGACTGAGCCGATTGGTCTGCCTACGAGATCTCTTGGAGTAATGCGGAACTGTGAGTACATCGTCTGTACTGAGTCACCATATACTCTTGAGTTGCCCATGTAGAAGATCTGGCTTACTGGACCATCCATCGTTTGAGTTGATCCAATCTTGTTGAATACTAACTCTGGGTAGATTCTGCGGATCATTGGGAAGGCCCACTTCTGATAGGTTCCAATCTTTCCAACAGTTGTAGTACCTGGAGTTATAGCCTCTTCGCGTAGTTTTTGAGCTACGAAAGACTTAGCCTGATTCTCCATTAGTCTCGCAGTCTGGTAGGCCATGTTTTGGTCACTAATTCCCTCAAGCAATGGCTCCCAACGCTTTAAAAGTTCATTTCTATCTAGTTCCATATCTTATCCTTTGATTAACTTCTTTGAAGCAGAAATGATATTTTCATTTAGCCATTCGTTACCAATAACCTTGGCCTTCTGTTCCTGCTTATTTTCTTCCTTGTCTCGGAGCTTGAAATTTTGTTCTGAGACAATTATTGCCGAATCAGACATATGCTTTGTCTGAGTTTTACCAGAAGCCAGTTTGAAGTTTTCCTTCAAGCTAGCCACAGACTCTTGTAGTTTACCGTTCTGACCATCCAGAACTCTATTAGCCTTCTTGAGGGTAACATTCTCCTTTAGTAACTTATCGACCTCGCCAACTAGGACTTCAATCTTTTGTTCCTGTTCCTCGTTTATTGAGGCAAAAGCATTTAGTCCATTTTCTTCATCCTCTGGAGTTGTCTCGATGGCGAACATTGATCTGACTGTCTCATACATTTGAGCGTTTCTAAAGGTCTGGTTCTCTAGCTCCAGTTCCTTTATGGCTTGCTCCTTCAGCTTCTCAATGTTACCTCTAATGAATGAAGTTACCTTTGTAGTTAGTTCTGAAATCTGAACCTTTACTTCCTCTTCAATCTTCTTAGCGACTAGCTGTGCAATCTGACCTAGGGTTGATTCATCAAGACCTTCAGGCAGAAG